GGAACTCTTCCACGGTCCAGGAGATGTGGAACTCTTCCACGGTCCAGGAGATGCGGAACTCTTCCACTGTCCAGGAGATGTGGGACTCTTCCACAGCGATTAAATGGTCTGGGACGGCAAAAATAAGAAAAGCATCAGATCAAGCCGTAATTGTAGACAGATCAAAATCAAAATCCAAAATATATATCGGAAAAACTAAGTAACAATATTAAAAGTTTCTGGCAATAGGAGAAGATGAAGCTAAAGAGTTTATAGATAAACAGGTAAACAGCCATGAAAAATTATGTGATAGATAAAGCCAATCAAAAAAGTGGAGAAAGAGAGGAATAAATGTGTAACTTTTTTAGTTGTATCATCGACAAAAACAAGAAAGTTTACTGGAAGCAAGGGGTAGATTCACATTCTGAACTTGTTAAGCTATTCAGGCTAAAAGAGCCAACACTTCCAGAGCCACCAACCAATAAAGAAATTGCTGAGAATATTCATTGGGCAAAAATAGAAATATCAACTAAGGACTATTTACTTGGACCTAATAAAAAACACTGGAAATTTCAGATCGACGAACCAATTAAACCGATATGGTGGAACAAAAATTATGAGAAACCATGTTGGGAAGCATGGAGTAAAGCAATCAGTATTTATGACGATTTTAACTGGAAAGAAGCAAAGAACCCCATCAACCCCTTTAAAATTAAAGCCCCTAACATAAACAAGAGACACATAAATCTAGTTAATAAGTGGGATAGCGTCAGGGATAGCGTCAGGGATAGCGTCAGGGATAGCGTCAGGGATAGCGTCATGGATAGCGTCAGGGATAGCGTCAGGGATAGCGTCATGGATAGCGTCATGGATAGCGTCATGGATAGCATCTGGTGTAGCGTCTGGGATAGCATCTGGTGTAGCGTCTGGTATAGCGTCTGGTATAGCGTCAGGGATAGCGTCAGGGATAGCGTCAGGGATAGCGTCAGGGATAGCGTCAAGTATAGCGTCAGGTATAGCGTCTGGGATAGCATCTGGGCTTATACTGGCTCTCTTTTTCCAGAAATTAAGAAATGGAGAAATATTGATTATCGAAAATCTCCATTTAATAAAATGAAAAAAGAATATCCATTTTCCTCAGCCGAGAAACTATGGAGAATGGGACTTGTCCCAATCAAATATCAAGGTAAGTGGAGCCTTTATGGTTCCCCTAAAGGTGATGGAAGAATCAAAGAATTATGGAGAGAGGAGTGAGATGTTAAACATTAAAATAGAAAAAGTAAAACCAAAAGGTTGGTTTTTGAAAATTGGCAGTCGAACGATTGCCTTGACCAGTCTTGAAGTCTGGTGTCTTAAAAGGGTATTGGAACCGACCGAAAATACTGTTTATTTAGAAATTAAAGATGAACTTAATCCAGATAAAACTAATTTTTAGGGAGCCAACACGCCAAAATTTAGAAAAATAAGTGAGGAGGAATAATGAAAGACGAATTGATAAAACTTAGAAGTACCATACAAGAATTGGAGGAATAATGCTAATTTTACGTGGGAAAAATAAAGGTAAGAGAGAGGTCAATAAAGACCAGTTTGTTGAGCGTAACGAAATGGTATGTGCTGGTAGAACAGTAATTAAGGGCACGAGAGTGTTTGTTGATACAATTATCGAAAGATTTATATATGGCTGGACATGGAAGGAAACGATAGATCAATTTCCAGATTTAGATTCTCTCACCCCAAAGAAAGGAAAAGATGAAAAAACCAAAATTTAAAGATTATCAAAACTATAGGTACGTGCAAATATTGCACCAGAATAATGGATGAGAGCCCAATTATAAACGAACACGACTATCAAGAAGTTAAATGCGAAATAACCAAAATCTATAGAAAATGTATAGCTTGTAAACTAATCGACGATTTAAATGAGGTGGATTAATGACCAAGATAGATAATCTTACAATTTAACGGAGATTAACATGTGCCCATTTCTGCTCACAAGTAGGTCTGGTAGGGGCAAGGAACCAAACCGGATCAGTGTTATTTGTACCTCAGTGGAGAACGGGGAAGATCAAATTGTATTTTCGTCAATTAAAGATACGGCTTTGTTTTTTCAGGCATCAATTCAGACCATAGAACGATATTATCAAAAGAGTGAGCCGTATGATGGTTACAGGATAGAGGTTGATAAAAAAAGAGATCCAAATAGACTCAATGAAGAGGAAGTGCTATATTGCCAATCTTGCGGTAGTAGAAGCAGAGACAAAATCACACTTTGCTTTAACTGCGCCAGCGAATTTATCAAGTGGAGAAGGCAGAGGGATAACAATGGATAGCCTACAGGGAAAGACCAGGCCGGGGCCTGTAAGTAAGAACGCTTTGTATCAAGCCGCTTCATCTCATGCGGTTGAGGCAATAGCTGTTTTGGTCGAAATAATGAGAAATGGAGATAGCGACAGTAATAAGGTTGGAGCTGCAAAGGCTATATTAGCAAAATGCTTGCCAGATTTAAAACAAACTGGATGGGGTGATGAAGAAAGAGAAATGGTTAAACAGATACTAGGGGGTTTAAGTGTATCAAGCAACAACGGCAACCCACAAGCTCCTGGCACTCAAGAAACGAATTAGGGGAGTAAGTGGAGGTACATCAGCCTCAAAGACCATTTCAATTCTATTGTGGTTGATTGATTATGCTCAAACGGTTGAAGATGAATTGATTAGTGTGGTGAGTGAAAGTTTCCCTCATCTGAAACGGGGTGTGATTCGTGATTTTCTCTCGATCATGCAACAACATGGATATTACAAAGATGAACGATGGAACCGAACAGATTATATTTACACATTTGGTAGTGATTCCAAGATTGAGTTCTTTAGTGCAGACCAACCCGGTAAAGTTCGAGGCCCGAGACGTGATGTCCTGTTTATCAATGAAGCCAATAACATCAGTTATGAGACATATACGCAACTTGAAGTACGTACCAAGAAAATTATCTGGTTAGACTGGAACCCAGTGAGTGAGTATTGGTGGTATACGGATGTTTTACCGGTACAAGACGTTGATTTTCTTACTCTAACTTATCGAGATAATGAAGGTTTAGACCCACTTATTATCCAGGCAATAGAAGCAAGGAGAGGCAATAAAAACTGGTGGAAGGTTTACGGTGAAGGACAGTTAGGAGAAGCAGAGGGCAAGATCTACAAGGATTGGCAGATGATTGATGATGTACCACATGAGGCTAGATTAGAGCGGTATGGTCTAGACTTTGGTTATAGCAACGACCCGTCCGCATTAGTGGCAGTTTACCGATACAACGGAGGCTTTGTCTTAGATGAGCTGATGTACCGGAAAGGCATGAGCAATAAACAGATAGCTGATGTAATCAATAACTACCCCCATGCTTTGGTTGTGGCAGATAGTGCCGAGCCTAAATCAATTGATGAGATAAGCAGTTATGGGGTGGGGATAGTGCCAACAGTTAAGGGTAAAGATAGTGTCAACTCTGGTATTCAGTTTGTACAGGATCAAAGGATATCAGCTACTAAACGCAGTCTTAACTTATGGAAAGAATACCGCAATTACTTATGGATGACTGATAGGGACGGCAAGATCATCAACGATCCAGAGCCAGGATTTGACCACATCCTAGATGCAGTTAGATATGCAATTGTGAATGTGGGTAAGATTCAAGAGCGAAACTACACCCAGCCCACCCGTCCTCGCTTGACATACGGCCACCCTCGCTAGTATGTAATGACTCAACGGAACAGCACCCATGAGGTGCTATGGCAAAAAAAGATAAGGCAATGGAGAATCAGCGACTGGCGCGAGACGTGGTCGCTAAGTTTACGCATTCCCTAACATGGAGGATGCCATTTAAAAACAAATGGGATCGGTACTACAAAATGTACCGATCTATATTAGACGACACTAACTATCCCTGGCAGTCTAATATCTGGGTGCCTTATTCTTTTTCGACTGTGGAAACGCTTGTCCCCCGATTGGTAGCCAACAGACCAGAGATTGATATCATGCCTCGTGAACAGGCAGATATTGATTATGCAGAACTCCAAAGTAATTTAATTGATTGGCAATGGGAAGTCATGGACATGGATATGATCATGCCCGACATTGCCAAGACGATGTGTATTTATGGGACGGCTATAGCTAAGGTAAGTTGGAGGCGTGAGAGTCAGAAGGTTGTTAAGGATGTCGAGGTAGATGAGGACAACCCAGAACTGGGGACAGTTGAGGAAGAGGGGGAAGAGTATGTGTATGACAATCCCAGCGTCGAAAATGTAGATTTGGTGGATTTCTTTTGGGACCCAAGAGGTGTTGATATTGAATCATGTCGATGGATAATCCATAGAACCTATAGAACCCAAGAACATCTGGAAGCCCTGGAGAAGCAGAAGATATACAAGAATACCAAATTAGTAGCTGATACCACCTTTACTCAAAGTGATGATGATAAGAATGTTAGGCGTGGAGCCTTGGGTGTAGCTGTACCTGAAGAATTGAAAGACACAGAAGCGGGTAAAAAGATTGTTGAATTGCTTGAGTATTGGGAAGATGATCGGGTTGTTGTCATAGCCAACCGATCCGTTGTTATTCGTGACGAAGTCAACCCATACAAGAAATGTGGTAAGCCATTTGTCAGATTTGTTGATCAATCAATCCCTCACGAGTTTTTAGGCATGGGTGAGATTGAACCAATTGAAACTCTTCAGTATGAGTTGAACGCCAGACGCAATCAAAGAATGGATAATGTGACTTTGATTCTTAATCGAATGTGGAAGTTAAAGAATGGATCTGGTGTGGATGAAAACGAGCTAGTAAGTGATGCTGGTGGCGTGGTTCATGTTGATGACATGAATGCTATTGAACCATTTGAAATGACCGATGTGACCGCATCTTCTTACAATGAGGAAACCATCATCAAGGGAGATATCCAACAAACCACAGGGGTATCCGACTTTACTAAAGGCGTGGGTGGACAAGACGCATTAGCCAATGATACCGCTACTGGTATTTCTTTAATTCAAGAAGCTGGCAATGCCAGATTTAGATTGAAAGTACAAAACATTGAGGCTGGTATCCGCGATATTGGCAGAATGATGGTGTCTCTTAACGAGCAATACATTGATGAAGAGAAAGCGATCAGAGTATTGGGAGATAAAGGCAATGAGTGGATCACCATTAGACCAGAGGACATGAAGGGGAATTTAGATGTCAAAGTCGAGGCTGGTTCGACTCTTCCAAGCAATGAAGCCATTAACCGTAAACAGACAATGGAAGCCTATCAGTTATTGGCTGGTGATCCCATGATTAACCAGACTGAACTCAAGCGAATGGTACTCAAAGCTATTCTCCCCCAGGCTGATCCCGACAAATTGGTACTTGAAACCACACCCACACCTTCAACTATGTTGCCCGATCAGAGTATGTCACTTACTGGCCCCATGACCCAAGAGGACATGTTAGCTAGTGCGATGGCACAACCTAAAATATGAAAACACGAAAAGAATACCTAGATGGAGCGCAGGAACTGATCAATCAAGCGCACCAGATGGAAATATTAAAAACCAATGCTGACTATGTGTTTCTCCAGAAGAGACACGAAGCCATCATACAATCATCAAGAGAGGATGTTGTATCCTCGACTACCTGGGAAGAATTTCTCCAGAAGAAAGGATTTTTAAGGGGTTTACAAGCTCTTAACGGTGAGATTGACACGATCATCTCCCGAGGTAAATCCAAGGAGCGCATTCTTAAAAAGTAAATAGGATGTGGACTGTTTTAAGCGGGGGTAGCTACAAATATGGCTGTTCCGTCATCAACTCCCGCTTGAATCAGCCCATATCCACAGTAACAGAGGAAATATGTCAGATTCAACAACCCTAGAAGCCTCCACTGAAGCTGTTAAGGCCGAAGTGGAACAAGCTGTTAAGGCTGAACTAGCAGAAACCGAAGGTACTAGCCCAAGCGATACGCAAGAAGCTGATGCCCCATTTGGTGAAGCATTTCAGCAACTCGCGGAAAAGAAAGGTTTTAAAAGTGTAGACGATTTGGTGAGTGCTTATACACATGCTGAAAAGTTTAACACTCAGCTTTCTCAAGAGATTAAAGGATTAACTAATGAGATAAGGAGTAATAAAGTAGCTACCCCTCAAAGTGATCCTAACGACAACTTACCCCCAGAACAGAAAAAAGCTCTTGATGTTCTCCGGTCAGTAGTCGAAGATGTAGTTGCAAAATCTCTTAATCCGATCAAGGAAGATCTTGAAACCCGCAAAGCCAGAGAAGATATCAATACCGTCAAAGGTCAATTTGGTGTCAATGATGACGATGTGGATGCTGCTTTGTCGATTATGAGACAAAGACCAGGATTAAACCTGGAAGATGCAATCAAGATCGCTACCTATGATCATGTGAGCAAAGGAGCCAAACTTCAACAGGGCAGGACTGAAAAGACCCAGAGCAAGCAAAGAGCCTTCTCTGAGTCAGCCAGGACATCTAAAACCACTGGTGAAATTGATTACTCAAAACTCTCATTAGAAGAACTTGAGGCAATCTTACCATCAGCCGGTCAGTTTGTGGATTCTAAAGGTGTTCTGCGAAAATAATTAACAATCAATCATTAGAGGTTTAAATGGCCCTTACTACAACTGGGACACTGTCCTCTGTGATGAAGGCGTATTACGAGAAACGCTTCTTGAATATTGCCGAAGCTGAATATGTATATAAACAGCTTGGGCAAATCGGAGTCGTGCCTCGGAATGAAGGTTGACCCAAAAGTTTTGCCTTCCTAGTCTAGTAATAGACTCGCACATTAACATCCCTATATGCTGGAAAATTACAAATTAAATATTTGAGGTGCTTACTATGCAAAAAATCTCATTTAGTAACAATCAGCAGGTAACTTTAGCTTATGTTGGTGGATTATGGGACGGAGAAGGCCACTTCTCAATTGCAAAAATTCAATGTAAAAAAAGAATTATTTACAAGGCGCAGGTGGCAATATCCAATACAGATCCAGTTTTGATTGATCTTTTTACAGACTTTCTCAAAGAAAACAACATAACATTTTACATACGTCTTAGAGCCAAAACATCTACAGGTAAGAATCAATATGAAGTAAGTATAAATTCATTAGATTCTCAAAATAGATTCCTGGAAATGATAAAACCCAACTTGATGGGTCTTAAAAGACATGAAGCATCAATAACTCATAAATATGTTCTTTCAAGAATAAATAGAAACAAAGAACACATTACAGAGAGGAAAAATGATGGGACATTTGTACACAACAATTCAGCTTCATTTAGTGAAGAAGACGTAAGTATGTATCATGAATATAAACAGCTAAAGGCTCCTCAGAGACTACACGGGATGCCCCTACCCAAAGAATTAAGTAGGGTGAAGATATAGTCCAAGTATCAATTATATTGATACATCAACGAAGACTGTGGTCTGGAACAGATACACTTTGCCTACCGCCAAAATCACGGCTTTGACAGAGGGAACCGACCCAACCCCCGCTGGCTTATCCGCTAGCTTAGTGTCGGCAACTATTAGTCAATACGGTAACTTCGAGCAAGTAACTGATATCCTTAGCTTAACTGCTATCGATAACACGATAGCTGCTGCCGTTGATATACTCGGCAAAGAAGCTGCCTTGACGATAGACACCTTGATTCGTAACGTGGTTACTGCTGGTACAAGCATTTATTATGCTTCTGGCGTGGCTGATCGGACTTCTTTGATCCCCACTAATGTGGCGACTGTCAAGGATATCCGTTATGTCGTTAAGAAACTCAAGGGAGCAAACGCTAAGCCCATGTCAGGAAAAGGTGCTTTCATGGCTACCATCCATCCTGATGTTGCTTATGACCTAGAAGGCGACACCAACTGGATGTATATCGTTCAGTACACAACTGCCGGAGTAGAGAGAATCTACAATGGTGAGGTGGGTAAGCTATATGGAGCTAAATTCCTAGAAACCACCCAAACTCCTGTACTTACCAATTCCGGCTCTGCTGGAACTGAGGTATACCAATCCACCTTCTTTGGTGAGCAAGCCTTTGGCGTATCCGAGCTTCAAGGATTAACTACTTATGTAGATAATCCTTCTCCTCGATCCGCATTGAGGCTTTATGGAGATGTTGGTTGGAAAGCTGGCTTCTGTGCCAAAATTCTCAACGAAAACTTCATGTACTCACTCGAGTCTGCGGCTACCGCTTAATAGAAATATCAAGCCAACTCAAACCCCCCTTGACTATAGGGGGGTTTGTTTTTGTATGTTGTGGTTATAACAAGTAGCTGACGGAGCAATATGATAATTCCCAACACTGGGCGTGTTTTAATCAAGGCTGTTGAGCGTAAAGATGCACTAACTGAATCGGGTATTACTATCCCTGGTACTTCTACTCTAACTGAAAGCATGCTGTACGGTGAGATTATGAGTGAAAACAACGAGAGTTTTCCTAAAGGATCTAAAGTGTTTTATTCCAGATATTCGGCAATGGGAGTAGTTGATAATGACGGTAATGCCTATTTTATTGTTAGCGATCAAGACATATTAGCGAGTGAAAAATGAGACTCAAGGATTTTGAAACACAACTAAAAAAGATCAATCCTAACTTTAATATCAGACAGAGAAACGTTGCCGATGTGGTTGGATTGTATCTAGGGGATAACTACATATTAAGGCTGTCTAAGGGCGAACTGCATCTCTACAACCATAGAGTTACCCATACTCCAGGCATATATACCAAGAGTGATCAACAGAAAGCGACTGAGGCTATAGGTGGTCAAAAATATGGAGGGTTAAAACGTCGGGGAAGATTCCAAGCCCTAGAAATGCTGGTTAGGACTCATTTAATAACCTCTAGGCAGGCACAGCAAATATGCTGGGGGATGATATGAAAATATCTGTTATTCTATCTACCTACAATCGAGCCAACACTTACCTACCCCAAGCTATCCAGTCAGTCATTAGCCAAACTTTTGGAAATTGGGAATTGATAATAGTGGATGACTGCTCAACTGACAATACAGAGGAAGTGGTGAGATCATTTAAGGATAAGAGGATCAAATACCACCGACTAGATATCAATTCTGGATCAGACACCAAACCCAAGAACGATGGAACCAAACTATCTGATGGTGGCTATATCATGTATCTTGATGATGATGTCCAGTTAAGGCCAACTGCTTTTAGAAAGTTGTCAAAGCTGTTATCAACTAATCCTAGTATTGATGTAGTGTATGGGGATATGTGGATAAGGCCTGTGGAAAAGCCAGGTATTGCTATGGATTTTGATAGACAATTCTTGATGGTTAGAAACTACATTGACACCTCGGCGGCCATGATGAGGCGCAAAGCTATATTTGATGTGGGAGGATGGGATGAGAGCCTTAAAAAGTTTGTAGATTGGAATTTGTGGGTCAGGATGGTTAAGTGTGGAAAGAAGTTTTTAAGATTGCCTGAGTATACCTTTGATTATTACATCCATGAGGATACCAAGAGCAATAAAGTCAAAACCGATTCATATTTTGACCCCAAGTATGGCATGACCATGTTTGTCCCCACATTCGATCCTGCTGGTTGTTATATCGAGCTTCCCTACCTTAAAAAACTCACTGATCCCAAAGTAGCCATATTTACTATCCACTATGACCGTATGGAGTATTCTTTCTCCACTTATGATGATATTAAAGCTACCACAAAGTATCCGTTTGATTGGTATTGTTGGGATAATGGTGATGGTTTACTAATGGAGTGGCTGGAAAGTCACACTGTTTTTTGTGGCACACTTAGAAAAAACCTGGGAATTACTGCTGCTAGCAATAAATTACTTGATGCTATTGTGGAACAAGATAAACATGATTTGATCTTGAAAATTGATAATGATGTGGAGTTTCAAACATTTGGCTGGCTGGAAGATATTGTAGACCTATGGAAGCGAAACCACATGATTTATGTATCTCCGTATGTCGAAGGACTTTACCACAATCCTGGTGGGGCTATTAGAAAAGGCTATGGAATGATTGGTGATGACTTGGTAGAGGTAACCCGACACATTGGAGGCATATTTACAGCTGTTTGGTCTAAATTCTATGAAAAATTCAGATGGACAGATCAGATGAAGCACGGGAACCAGGATATAGAGGCATCACACGCTGTCTGCCTCGAGGGATATATGCCTTGTTACTACCCAAAGCACCGGATTTGTCACCGTGATGGGACTTTGGGACAAGAAAATAAATATACAAGCTATTTTGAAAGAAGAAAGGCGGAGAAAAATGAATGTTGAAATCACCATCAACGATATTGTCGAACGTATCGGACGATTAACAGAGAGACTGGAAAAATTAGAGGCCAAAGAAGCTCTAAGAGAGCGAATCAAAAAGGCACGAGATGCTAAACTTACAAAATCTAAATAAACCGCTGGATATTCATGGGAAATACTTTGAGATAGACGATACCGTGGATATTGGTAATTTTTGTAGTTTGCATGGTGGATACACTAAAGAAACGGCCTTAAAAATTGGTGCTTTTACCTATGTGGCAGTAGGTGTTGTATTGATGGCTATCACCCACGAATTTAAGAAAAAAGATCAGACCATAACAAATCAAGGCATGGTTACTAAAGGTTTAATAATTGGTCGTGATTGTTGGATTGGGGCGCATGTTGTGATTATGCCAGGTTTAACTATTGGTGATGGGGCAATAGTTGGGGCTGGCGCAGTAGTAACACATGACATACCACCTTATGAGATATGGGCTGGTGTACCCGCTAAAAAGATAGGAGAAAGAGAATGATTATTGTAATTCCCACAATTAGAAACCTGGATTTTTTGGAAGAGTGGCGAGAGCAATTTAAAGACCACAAGATTATCGTGGTTGAAGATCATGATAAGAGAGAGATTGATGAGCCTAAAGGATTTGATCTAACCATCTATACCAGGAAGAATATCATTGAGTCTCTGGGATTTAAAAACTGGATTATCCCTAGAAAGAGCGCCGGTATTGCCTCATTTGGATTTTGGAAAGCATGGCAACTAGACCAGGGTGATATCTACACCATTGATGATGATTGTTATCCTAACGATCCAGACACACTAAAACACCACCAAACAAACCTTGCTGAACAGTGTGATTTTGGATGGGTGTACTCAATTAACGCTCTTAAACCCACCAGGGGCTTTCCATATAAGGTTAGAAAAAGTGCTGAGGCTGTTGTTAGTCATGGATTGTGGACAGGACTGCCAGATTATGATGGAGTGACGCACCTAAACAATCCCAGGGTTTGTGTCGAGGGTAGAAGTAACAGAGGTATCATGCCCCGAGGTTCATATTATCCAATGTGTCGGATGAATCTGGCCTTTAAGCGCAAAGTGACTGTTTTGATGTACTCTCTCTTGCAGGGTGAAAACCAACCAGTAAATCGTTTTGAAGATATTTGGGCAGGGATTATCAGTAAGAAAGTCTGTGACCACCTGTGGATGGCGCATGTTAATGGTGAACCAACAATTAGACATGCCAAAGAATACCACTATGAAGGCATGATGAAGACTGCCTTGGTTGAATTACCAGGGATGATTGAGAATGAGAAGTTTTGGGAGGCAGTAGACCAGATCCAACTAACTGCCAAGACACCAAAAGATTGTTACCTTGAGATTGCAGATAAATTACAAATGGATGGCGAATATTGGGAAGATAACAAGAAAGCCATGAAAATATGGGCAGGATTATATGATTAGCGTCGTTACGCCATGCTATAACCAGATTAAGACTCTACCTTATCTTTATGAGTCATTGACTAAACAGACATACAAAGATTTTGAGTGGATTGTGGCTGATGATGGTTCTGATGATGGAACCTGGCAACGTATCCAATACTACGACAAGTTAAACCAGATCAACATGGATGCAGTTTCACAATTAAATAGAGGGATGAGGTTGTCATTTAACATAAATAGGGCTTTGAGACGGGCTAAGGGTGATCTAATCTTTGTGGTGATGGGAGATTCATATCTGGAAGATGACACTCTGCAAAGGGTACACAAAGAACACCCCAAGGGAACGGCGGGGAGTTGTTTGAGGGTCAATGTGAATGAGGACAAAAGCTTCCACTCTTGGGATTGGCGGATAGGTGGTAATGAGGGTGCAATAGGAAAAATACTGGATATGTCGCTAGATCCAGCCCCATACTACCGGCTAAGTGGCAATACTATGCTAGTTGAGAGAAAAGATTTAGAGTCGATTGGTTGGTGGCCTGAAAACTATGTTGGGTATGGCAAAGAGGATTATTGTGT